TCTAGATTTACATCTGTTGTTGATGTACCGATTACGTTATTTGCACCGTCTTGTGTTATATCTAAGTCTAGAGTGTCACCTACTTGCTCGATGTAAATGTCGTTAGCCAAAGCAGGAGTAACAGTAAAGATAGATGTTAGTACTAAAGCTATTAAGCTATTTTGGATGTACTTTCTTGTCATTGTTGTCCCTCGTTGTTTTATTGTTATTTTCTTCAGCTATAGGCCAACATAAATCTTTCGCGTTACAGTACAGTCTATCTTCAGGCCACTTTTCCATTGCGTCTTTCATTGGTAGTGGTCTTTGTGTAGGCACCGCGCCTTTATATTTGCTGTCCTTAAACTTCCAAAGTCCTTCCTTCTCACCTTCATATACCAGTTGAACTACGCCTGCTTCAATAGCCGCCCTTACAGCGTAATTTACTGGTTCGTTAACAGAGTAACCTGTCTCCGACTCTATCAATTTAGTTCCTAAATCTAGGAACTTAAAAATGTCCGCTCCGGACCTTGAACTTGCAATGGTTTTTTCCGTTGCAATACTCAATAATACCTTTCCAGTGCTTACTGATACAACTCTCATTACTACTGTAACGGTATCAACTCTGTACTCAGTTTGAGCTCCGATGCCTAAATATCTACTCCCTACACCTCCAACAGCTACGTTGCTGTCGTAACCAATAATGCCGCCTTCAAGTATTAATCCTGCGAACACCATTGGTTTCAATGCTCTTGGACCGTTCGGTAAGTCTTTTTCGTATACCTGTCTAGTGTTACGGATCAACTGTCTTTCTTTAATCAAGTTATCCATACCTATACGTTCAACTACTTCGAACCACGTTTTATTGCCTATCTCTTGCAGGGCTTTTATAACCCAAACTTCGGAACCTTGTGTTACTGCACTAGACAGATTAGCAATATTATCTGCAGGTTTACGTTGTCCAGTTTTATCTGAAAAACTGTAAACTGCAATAGTAATTTTCTTGCCGTCTAACTCAGGGACTGCAATCATCCTGTCAGCTAAAGGAGCCGGCTGTACTCTTGGTGGTCCAGCGTTTTCCTTTATGTCCAGCGACTTTTGCATTGTTCCACTGCATCCAGTAAGTAACAATATGCCTATAATAATTAAGATCTTGTTCAAAAGTTAAAATTCCCTGATCCTGGTATTTCGATAGTTGTTGTGCTTCCGTCTTCTTCTATTACAGTAAGCGTAATCGCTCCTGTAGTAGTGTCTTTCACCCAGCTAATGCTTGAGCCTTCGATTTCAGCCGATCCACTGTTTGCACAACTATTGCCGCAATCAGCAAACATACTATCTACCATTTGTTTTGATAGTGTTGCGTAAATTCTTGACTCAACGTTCTTAACAAATTTGTTCAGGGTAGTGTTTTCTAACTCTCGTTCTAATCTTCTTGCCTCTGCCTTTGCCTCATCTTCTAAATCCTTCTTTCTATTATGTTGTAGTTGCTCCACACTTAAAACGTGCGATGAGTAACCATTTCCATGATGGAAAGCAGGACTTTTGAATCCCCAGGTAAGTTCGGCGGCCGCTGGCTTGCTGATTAATAACAATATAATAACGCCTACATATAAAAAACTTTTGTACATTTGTCAGACTCCTACATATGATATTTATCAGATCTTTGGTAACGTTGCCTCCCTCACACTTTACACAACTATTTATATATAGGTGTAAATAATTTTACACCAACTTTATACACTTTCGTATAGGAAAGCATACTAAATACTTTTATGACAACACGTGAAGAAGAACAAAATGGGCTATGGAACGCACTAGACGAAGCATTTCCTAGCGATATTAAACTACAAATAAATCTTAATGATGAAGTTACTGAACTTGAAATAAACCGTATAAGTGAAGCACTAAGAGAACATGATGGCAATCAAACTAAAGCCGCAAAGGCTTTGGATTTAGGTAGAGTTACATTTATTGCTAAAGCTAAAAAATACGAACTAGTTTAGTGATCATAAACATTAGGACCGTCCTGCATTTTTACAGGTTTACAGTATGCAGTTACACGATGTTCTGGAGGTACTAATGAGCTATAGTTGTAATTTCCGTACTGTCTTGGTATGCGTTTTGCATAATACTGACATACGTCTATGCTCCTAAAATACATAGGCGATGGTTGTTGTACATCTGCTATTAATACTACTAACATAAAGGCATGTATCAAACAAATCTCCTATCCATACTTGGGCGTCTAAGTACTGGCTTTTTCTTTGGCTCTTGTACTACAGGTAGTTCTGGCTCTTTTGGTTTCTTTGCTTCTGCTCTAAGTTTAATTACTTCTCTTTGTTCAAGTTGTGCTTTGAACATATCTCTTACTACTTGGGCATTATCGGTATACTGTAAGAACTGCATTATACCTGACCAACTGTTACCTATAAAAAGTATACGTCCATCTTTGTAAAGTATGCCTTTATTGTTTTGGTTTACATACTTAAAATTTTCGTATTCGTATACCAACTTAGATCATTCCTTTAGCCTTTGCTATAAAATAAAATATTCCAAATAGTAAAACAAGTCCTGCTGAACAAAGTGCTACAATGGCTATTCCGTTTATAAATGCTTGTCGAGCTTCTGCAGACGCATAAACTTCTTTTTCACGTTTGGCACGTATTTTACGTTGCATTTCTTTTAGCTCGTCCCACGTACCAAATCCAAAACGCATGTTTAACATTGTCTGTAGCTCTTTCTCCATCTCCATGATTTTCTTTTCATGTATTAATAGATTGAGTGCTTCTTCTTCTACTGAACCAGATGCTAGTAGTTTTTTAAATATTGGTGGATTCTTTTGTAGTTGTTGGCCTTTACGGAAATCGGATACTGAGGTGTACCACTTGCCCATTTGGCCCATACAATTTTCGAATTCTTGCCCAGCATGTACGAATTTTTTTACTGTATTAAATGCTGTGGTAGCCGCCGCGACAGCGGTAAAGGGATCTATCATTAAACATAAAACTCCTTAAACCTTGGAGTAAGGCGCCCTCACGCTCTACTATAAGTATTTACAATTTTATGGTGTAGTATAAACTGACTAGTTTATTTTAGGGAAAAGCATATCTGTACAGAACTTATCAACGTCATCTTCGTTAAGTCCTAGGCTTTTCATTACTCTTGGGGTATGTGGATTTTGTTGCTGGTTATGACAATAATAGTTTTGGCTTGCAATAGTTAAGTCTCTATCACCTTCGCCTGTATACTGTCCAACGGAATCAAAGTATGTTTCAAGATTGTCTAGCGCCAGTTGAATAATAACAGTTGCTTCTTCTTCCTTTACATTGCTTGCCGCAATCATACTTGGAGTAAAGATGTTTGTTGCCCACTCGGGTAACTCTCGCTTCTTTTCTGGCACAAAGTCTTGTACTGCACTCTGATACCATTGAACCATAGGGTGATCTTCTCCGCCTGAACTAGCAGAAAAATCATGGAAAGCACCAGTCATCTTAGTCTTTCCTGCAATAACGTCAAATCCGTAAATTGGAGCGTTATTGTTAAGTTGTGGAAATACACAAACATGCATCATCCACAAACCTTTAGTATCTCTAGCGTCGACTACATCAATATGAGCTCTGCGAACATGTTCGTTCTCCCATACTCTGTTGATCCAACTCCCGTCAGCCTGATTAAAATGGTCCATTCCTGGTTCATTTATTTCAGTGCCGCGGGCATTGAACATTTGAATGATATCTTCTTGACAGTCGACGAGTTGATCCCAGATCACTTTACTCTCCTACTTAACTTTAGTAAGTGAAATTGTTTAGTTCTTCAAAAATTGCTGTTGAAAGTTCAAAAGCCTTGTTAGCTTCGTCAGCCATACTATCTTTAGTACGCTTACGGATTAATTGTTTCATTTCATCTACAGAGTGATTCATGTCTGCGAATGCATACATTTTACCTGATCCAGGTACTTTGCTTGCAATCATTTGTCCGCCACTTAAATCGCCCATGTGTCTTACATAAACGTGTGCAAACAACTTGTCTTTATCATGTTGACAGTTTGTTACAATATGACTTCTGTATGCTTCTGCTGAAGGTGCTATCTGTGGTGGATTTGAACCATCTTCGGCTCCACCTAATTCTACGTAATCAGCCCAAATATCATCTGCTTGTGTTAACCCATCTAATGGTAGGTCATCATCTGGCATTGATAAATCTTCTGGCCCAAAACAACCCATGCTTAGTGCAACATCTTCTAGGATGTCATATACTAACCACATGTTGTATAGGTATGTTTTATATTTTTCTTGGCTCATATTACCAGACATCATTTCTCTTGCGAATGCTTGACGTTCTGCGTTCTGATGAGCGGCTTGTGTTAGTGATGCTAAACTCATTTAATTACTCCTTGTGTAATAGTTATCATTCAATTTACTAGTGTATTTATACTATTCTTTTTCAATTGCTACCTGTAACGGATAGCCATGTTCTCTTGAAATCTTGGTACATTCCACTGCTTTTTGCTCTGCAATCTCATATGTATATAGTCCAACTACTGCTGAACCTTTCTCATGTATTGCCATTGTTAGCTCTTGTGCAGTTTGTGCTGAATGCCTAAAAATGTCTACTAGCAAACCTACAACAAAATCCATTGGAGTTTCGTTGTCGTTAGCAAAGATTACTTTGTATTTTCCTGGATCTTGAATTACTTCTTTGATCTTTTCTTTTACATTGATTTCTGTTTCTAGTTCTACGCTCATATTATCTTTCCTTGTTTTGGGGGAGATATTGCACTCCCCCTAGACTGTTTACTTACTTTCGCCGTCAATTGTAAGACCATCATTGATCTTAATAGTCTTAGGCTTTAATGCATCTGGTACTTCACGTGTTAGGTGTACGTTAAGCATACCTAGTTCAAGTGTAGCATTTGTTACATTCACATGATCAGCAAGTGTAAACTCCCTGCGGAAGTTACGTCCGCCAATACCTTTGTGTAGGTAATTGACATCTTCATCTCCTTTAGGGGCTGTTCCTTCAATCTTTAATTGATCACCGTCTTTTGTAATCTCAAGATTGTCCATACCAAAGCCAGCAACTGCGACTGAGATCATAAACTCGTCATCGTTGATTTGTGCTATGTTGTATGGGGGATAACCATTTCCGTTTGGACTATTTGCGAACTGTGTGTTCATTTGTTCAAATAATCTATCAAAGCCTACTGTGGCTCTGTGGAAGTGTGGTAGGTCTAGAGTTGTTAGTCTTGTCATTGTTTTCTCCTTATAATAAGCAAGATTTATATTAAAGTGTTCCTATTGGACACACCATGTACATTGAGCTCGTCTCTTTGTACACTATTATTTATCATTTGACGCATATACTCCGTTAAATTGTTGAGTACAACGTACAAACGTTGTGCAACGCATTAGGTGTTTTAACCTTAATGCACCTGCATATGTGCAAGTACTACGCAATCCGCCTAGTAAATCCTGCACTGTAGCCGCAACATCGCCCCTATATGGAACAAGTACTTCACGGCCTTCTGATGAACGATAGTCTTTAAGTCCACCAAAATGCTTTGTATTAGCGGCATCACTACTCATGCCGTAAAACTGTACGAATTTCTTTTCTTCTATCTTTCTGGTTGTTCCAGTTGACATTTCATCTGTTATATATTTTTTAGTAATTACTTCGCCACCGCCTTGATCGTGTCCGGCAAGCATGCCTCCTAGCATTACAAAGTCAGCACCGCCTGCAAATGCTTTGGCTACATCACCCGGACAAGTACAACCACCATCAGCAATAATATGTCCGCCAAGGCCGTGAGCGGCATCTGCACATTCAATAACTGCACTAAGTTGTGGATATCCAACACCAGTTTGTATACGAGTCGTACATACACTTCCCGGGCCAATGCCCACTTTAACAATATCTGCTCCAGCAAGAATTAACTCCTCCGTCATTTCTCCAGTAACTACGTTACCTGCTATAATTACAATATTTGGATACATCATTCTAAAATCTGATACTGTATCTCTAAAGCGACTACTATAGCCGTTTGCTACATCAATACAAACATACTTTAGTCTACTGCCTGTTTGTTCATATACATCTCTAAATTTTGCATGATCTGCATCTGTAATACCAATACTCATAGCAACATATTCTGTTCTTGCTGGATCATGTGATCTGTCATCTTGATCAAAATAATTAACAAGTTCTTTTACACTGTAAGTCTTAACCAAACAAGTAAAGATACCTCCTGTAGCAAGTGTATCTGCCATTTCAAATGTTCCAACACCGTCCATGTTACTTGCCATAATAGGTGTGCCACGGTAGTGTCTAATGTCGTGTCCTTTGTAGTTACGAAAAGTAAATCCACGTTCTAAGTCAACTTCTTTTCGACTACCTAGTGTGCTACGTTTAGGACGAATAAGAACATCCTTGTAGTCTAGTTTCATATCTTCTTCAATCCGCATTTTTTGCTTTAACCCCATAATTAAAAGAAATACTAATTCTATCTTCGCTAGTTAAGTTAGGTTGTACACTATGTTTTAACCAACCCGGAAAAATATAAATTGCATTTGTCATCGACTTGTATGTTGTTGCTGTACTTGTAAAGTAATTAGGCTTCTCCATAGGTGGAAGAAAGTATTCAGCATTATCTCCTCTTTCAAAAAAGATGTTGCCTTGCTCTGGAGTTGCCTTAACATAATACACTCCACTTAGAATACTACCTGCATGATTATGCAAGTGATTATAAGATCCTGGTGTATTTACGTTCAACCAAATATTTTGAATTTGTAGTTCAGGTATATCTGCTTGTACGGCACATGTATTAACTTGCTCTGTGATTGCTCCAACTAACTTATCGAATTCTTCGTTGTCGCCGTGTCGCATTGGACCACTCTGCCAACCTATGTAGTTTGATACTTGTACGCCTTCGTCAAGTTGTTTACGGTCTTGTGCATATGTTTCAAGTGCGGCATTGTCTGCGCCGTCCATCATACCCGACCAAATGACCGAAGGGAACCACTGTTCAGCAGTAAGTGCCATTAGTAACCTCTATCGACTTTTTGTTTTTCTTGAATCTTTAACCAACGCTTACGTCCAGCCGCTTTTGCTTTTTTACGTTTAGCACTAGGCTTTTCGTAGTGTTGTCTTTCTTTGTATTCTTGTAGAATACCTTCTTCTTGAACTTTCTTCTTAAAAATTCTAAGAGCTTTCATAACATCTCCACCACGCACTTCTACATAAAGACCTCTTTTAGATGACATTGGATCTTTGTTGTCGAAATTACGTCTTGGTTTAAAGTTGCTTGAACCTCTTCTATTGTTATTGTTGTACGCCAAAGTAGTTTACTCCTTCCATAAATTGTTTTAGTTCGTATATTCTATTATTATTAATTATATTATACACTGATTCGGGGGTGTTTGTCAAGTAAAAAGTTTTACCAAAACCTAATAAATGTCCAATAATCCAAGGTGTAACCTTAGTATTATCTATATCCAAAACAATATAATCTACTATTTCTGCTACTTCTAAAAGCCAACGTAAGTCAGTTTCAGAATTTTCGTGCAAATAAAGATTTACATTATTTTCAAATTGTTGAGCATAATGATTAAAGTTTTCTTTAATCGTATCACTAGGGTTTACTAATAATAAACTAGGATCGTCATTAAATAGTTTGTCAGGTGAAGTAATTAAATTTAATACAGGTTTAGACATCAATATTACTTATTGTTAGGGTCTTGTAATTTGTTCCAAACTGAACTTTCACTTTGTTCTGCATTTTGTACATAACCTTCTTGTTCATCTACTGTTGGTGCCCACGGTAGTTCGTGTATTCTACCTGACACATATGCTTGCTTCCAATCCTTTATACTTTGATCTGGATTGTCATCTTTCCATTTACGTTTTGATTTGTTCCATTCTGTATCTTTTTCGTACTTGGCAACAAGATTAGCTCTTTCTTTAATCTCTTTTGATTTAAGATTGTCGTCTCCAAACATCACTGCTTGTTCTTGAGCAACTTCTTTCTCTGCGGCCGCAACCCATTTGTTCCATTGTTCAACGTCACTAGGTTCTTCTTTTAATTCTTCCGATGATTCTTGTTCTTTTTTTTTAGGTTCTACTTCTTCGTAAAGCTCTTGCCATTCTTTAGTAGTATCATTAAGCCTGTCATCTAATTTTTCTAGGATATCTTTATCTTCTTCCATTATCTCTTCAGCAACTTTAACAACTTCGTTTTCAAAAGTTTTATCATCATCAAACTCTTTGTCTAATGTTGCTTGATCCACGTCCTCATATTTAGGCTCCTCTTCAGGAGCATCAGGCTTTTTTGGCTCTTCGTTCCTCGCAATCTTATTACCTCGAGCAGTTTCGTAGTCTTTCCAATCTTGACCTTTTTTATTCCTTCTTGCAAATTCAAATGTATATTGTGATGCAATAAGGAGTAATACTGCTAGTGGATCAAACACAAAGATAATAATCATAATGACCCAACGTACTGCTTCTTCAAGCATTGTGTTGTCAGCAGTTTCACCGTAAACAAATTCAGCAATGTATTTGATTGGACCTACTTCAGCCTCAAGCATACGATACTCGCCTTCTAGTTTGTATTTCTTTTCAGTTAGTATATCTACTTCTGCTTCGGCAACTTTAATTTTTAATAGTTGTTCATCTACAGCCGCATCAATTTCATCTGCTTTATCTGTTTGTGCTAGTTGTGAACGTAGTCTTTCAATTAGTGCTTGACTGTTTACTACTTGTGCTTCTGCACTTTCACGTAGTCGTTGTATTTCATCTCTTGCAGTTTGTATTACAGGACTTTCGTCTTTACGTACATCATCAATCTTACCTAGCATTGTAAGTTCACGATCTTTAAGTGCAGGTATCTGTACTTCACGTATATCTTTAACAACACCTGCTAAACGGAAACGCTCCATCTTAACTGTTTTAGTTGCATCGTTACGTACTGTTGCTACTTCGCCTTGTATTTGTGTGATTCTATCACGTTGTCCTTGTACCCATTTAGCGAGAGCAGTTCTAGTGTTGCCACCAAATAGCCCGTCACTTGATACACCAATGATTGCTTGTCCGGCACGTATCTCACCCTTTTCAGTTGATTGTAATTGATTGGTTACACGAATAATTTCTTGTTCTAGTGCATCTATTTGTGCTAGTAAAGGTTCAACACCACTGTTGTCAGTGTCTAAGTTTTCAATCTTAGTTTCATACTCTTTGGCACTAGTTTCTAAACGTAGTATCTCTGCTTGTATACTTGTTAATTGATCTTCATACGGCTTTGTTCTATTGCCATCTGTTGCTCTTGTGTCTTCGATAATTTTGTTCTGTTGTGCAATAGCAGGTTTAATACGGTCGTATGCTTTGTCAATACGTTCTTGTTCTTTGTCAATTTGTGATTGTATATTAGCATCAGCACCAGTACCACTTGTTTCAAGGGTTTTAATTTTATCGTCAGCACGTTTAATGATTGCTTCAAGTCTACTAACTTCACTTGTAATCTGTTGTACTTGTGCTACACTTTCTTCGCCGGCACTTGTCTGTTCAATGTGTGCTTTACTTAAGAAGCCAAAGATACCCATGCTTGTAATAAACATGAGTACAAGAACTGCTGTCGCAAGATAGTACTTTAACCACCACTTAGCCTGACTCCAATACTTGTGTAGCCAAACTGCCGTAACTAATTTACCTACTTCTAAAACACCACCCATAATCATAATGGGTACTGCCGCGGCCGCAAAAATTGCGACTAAACCTGCGATACTATAATATATCGCTACGGCTGATATTGACAACGCCGTAATTAAAACTAATATTCCTAATGCCATGTATTATTCCTGTTCTGCAATATAATATTTATCGTATAAAACGCCAGGAGTTATCTACTGCATTAATACATGCGGTCTCTTTAAAGTCTCTTTGTTTATTATTATAGATAATTTGACTCATAATTACTCGACAATACCCACTACCTTGTGGGTAAGTCATAGACACTTTGACAGCACCTTGAGCTCCTGTGTTACCGTTATACCAACGAGTCATTTCTCCGTTTTGTAAATTGTTTAGTGCAAAGAACACTGACTGTTCTTGTTGTTGTTGGTCGTAGGGTTCTAGTCTATTTGCCTGCCAAGACATATAATTGATTAGAGCACCTACACTAGTATCTACTGGTTGGTAATTAGACTTTGTACTTGCATACGAACTTTCGCTAGTATGAAGTAAAGTATTTTGTGTTGAACAAGCTGATAATAATCCAATACTAATTGTAAGGATGATTAACGATTTCCCAACTGCCATCAATTTTTTGGCAGACGAAACCACGTTGTCTAACACGTTTTCCATTAAGGTTAATAACATAGTAATGCTCCCTGCAATCTTTGGCCATGCCACTGTATGCTAGAAAATGTTTATCTTTAGGGTCGTCTGTACAATTTACATCAACCCTACTATTTGCCTTATTACCATTCTTCAAAGTATATTCACTTTTAGTATGACAATACTGCGGTTCAAATTGTGCCATAGTTGGCTGAATGTTGTTGGAGGAGCAAGCTGATAATACCAACACTGCTCCTACCATCAAAATAGATCTAGTTATTACTTGCGACTTTTGCATTCTTAGCCTCCGCTACAAGTGTATCAAAGATTTGCTTGTTCATTTTAAGTTTAACAAACGTAAATTGTTTGTTCTGATACTTAAATGTTCCAGTCTCTTTTGAAATATGTTCGCGAATGGTTGTGTCTTTAACAATATAGCTAATTACAGTTTTAGTCTTTCTAGACTCTGAACCATTTTGATCGTAAAATTCTAGTTTAGTTTCTGAATTCACTTCACTGTTAATACGTTTTGCAAAGTTATTCATTGCAATAGCATACATCTGCTCTTCAGCGGCTTGTTGGAAGATACTTTCGCCTGCACCACATGCATATGCGAATTCTTCTTTCCACCAAAACCAGCCTTCATAGCCTGATTCGACACAGTTAGCATACCATTTAGGTTGTGCATATGTCTCACGTTCTGCGATTTCTACATACTTACCTGAACATGCTCCAAGCATACCAAGAAGTCCTAGTGTTACGCCTATTTTAATAATGCCTTTCATTTTAGCCTCTTTCTGTGCATAGTTGTTTTTGCATTGTCTTTATATAATAACACCGTTCAAACAAAAGGTCAACCTGTTTTGGTTAACTAGTTTGTCCAAAATCATAGACATCTAAATATCTATCAGGGTGTTCGTTGAAATACTTGCCTTTAATACGCATTTCCATACGATGCTTACTACGTAGAATATATAGTTTAGCTTGTTCTGAATCAACTATATTGTTAATAAGCATTTGTGATTTACTTTTATTAAACTCACAACCGTTAGTATCAAATGTAGGGAGATGTTTCGTTTCAAGTCGAAACATAACTAGTCGAATAGATAGTGTTTCTTTATGACGCCAAAACACTGTTACAAAGTATTCGCCTCCATTATTAACTTTATCCATCCAAGGACTAACAACTCCGTCCCATAACATACTGCTGTCTTCTGCTAAGAAACTTTCGTCAATACGTGCCGAAGCACTTAGGGTTTGCTTTACACTTGCTTCACCACTTGTAGTAGTCCACTTGCCGCCTAGTCCTTTTACATCGTACTTCTTATTACCAACTCGTACGTCTTCAGGATTGTTTCCGTGTCCTACCCATTCACCGCCATTCCATTCTGTTGCATCAGCTAGAGCATACTCCCAGGCCTCTTTTGCTATTTGAAAAGGACGTCCTTTGTCTAGGTCTCTTTTACAAGGATAGATCCTAGTGTGTAGTTCTTGTTTTAAATTAGTAATAGTTTGGGGAAGTAGATTTGAAATGATCTCTTGACGAGTCATTGGAACTAATGCATACATTAGGTATACTCCTTTTATTGCCAGCGATAAAATATATGTGTAGAGATACTACCAACAAGCTGAATTTTACTTGCCCACTTAGGACTAACATAGTCCGCATGATAGTGTGTGGCGCCTTCTGTTATGCCTCTCATCTTATCAGCATACACAATCTTATATGCTATAATTTGTGCCATACGCCAAGCATCTGAATCTCGGATTGTGTCAGACTTGCCATCACAATACCAACTGAATTGACATCTATTCTTTCTTGGATAATAGATGCGTTCATCGTCGGATAAAGTAGTATCTTGTTTTGTTTTCCAACTTTCTTTAATTGGTCCTTCTCGGACAACTTCGCATATTGTGTTAGGATAACGAGTATCGTTTACTCGATTAAGAACTACGTCAGCGACTGCATATTGTCCTGCTAGTGGTTCTGATTTAGCTTCAAAGTAAATGTTTTGTGCCAGACAATAAAGTTCTGGTCGATTGTCTTCTGTGTACAGTTCTTCAATTTTTGGATTTTGGAATGTACTTGCTTGTGCTTGAGCGAAAGCGGTCGACACCGTCATAACGGCTATTGCCCAATATATAGTTAGTTTCATAATCTTCCTCATCTAATATTTAAAGTTAATTTGCATATACTTTTGTATGTACTTTAGTTTCTACGCATTTGTGCTATTTCGGTTGCTTGTTTAGAACCGCTTTTGTCATCATCATCAGCAAATACCGGAACCATATTACTCTTGTGCATAGTTGCAATGCCTACAAGTCTACGTTCGCCTGTATATTTCAAAGGTTGTCTTTGTAGTGCAGGAGCAAAACTATCTTTTGTAACACGACTAGGAATGTGTTCTGTTTCACGTACCTTAGGACCTTCATAAGTCCATGCTTTAGCAGGTGCTTTTTCTTTAGGTTTGAAGTTGCCACTTACATATTCTACGTACTCGTCAAACGTCATCACATTACTGTGTGCGTGGATACGTTTCATATATTTGTTGTGTTCTCGATGATCTTTTTGTAACTTTTGTAGTCTACCGGCAGTCATCTTAGTTGCCTTACGTTTTTTGGTATTTAGCGATGTCATACCGCGTACTAAACTCATTGTCATATTCTGCGCCTATCTGTTAGCCTTATTATGTATTAATAATAGCATCAGTAGGCGCAAAAGTCAACCTATTTTGGTAATTTAATTACGCAAATACTCTTCTTCTAGAAATAGTATATTTAAGAGCTGGTCTTCCAACTTCACCTGTGTAAATTGGTGTTGATTTTACATTAAAACCAGATTCTCTGATTTCGTGTACTCTAGCACCTGGTGACATTGCATCAAGTTTGTCTGTCAAACCTTCTAATGTGAAAGTTTTACCAGTTCCCCAGTAGTTTGCTAGTATTTGTTGATTCTGTGATCCTACTCTAAAGAATTTAGATCCAGTTGTATTTGATTTTACCATATTGGTCTCCTTTGTTAAAGAAAAAGAGCTCAATAGAGCCCTTTTCATTGTTTCTAGTTTATCTAATTTAAACATAATATATACATAATATATTCTTTTAAACAAAAGTCAACCTATTTTGGTAAATTATTTCATTTTTGCGACTGCTTCGTCGTATTCTTGGCGTGAAACAACACCTTCACGTAGTAATTTCTCTCTATTTGCCATGTGTTTCATAGTAATTTCGTCTTTAGATCCACCAAAGTATGCTACAGCATGTCCCTCTTCAATAAGAATATCAGTGCATCTCTTTTCGTCAACGATGAAGTCTCCAAGGATTCTTCCAAATTTTCCTTTTTTGTCTTCTCCGCTTCTATCAATTTCTGTTTTAAGGTGTTGTGTTGATCCAATTGGTAATAGTTCTTTGAGTCTGTCTTTTGATGCAAGGCCAAAGGTCTTCTCCACTTTATCTCTTGTTCTTGATTCTGGAGTATCAATTCCCATCATACGGACACGTTCTTTGTGCATCCAGATACCAAATCCTAAGTCAATATCAATATCAACTGTATCTCCGTCTACTACTCTTAATACTTTACATTTATATTCGTACATTTGTTTCCCCTCATTTGTTATTCATCCAAGTCCAATGCTTGGTCGCCCCATTCTTCTGTTATAAATTCTCCGAACGCTTGTCCGAAGAGCCACATCAATACAAGGATTACTGCTACTATACATATTGTCATTGTCCAAACCCAAATTTGAATCAACGGATGTTTACCCTTTGTCCAATGTATTAATCTTTTTATTTTATTCTTCAAACCATCTAACATAAACTTGCCTACTATCCAACGTGCTAATCTCATAACAATTAGTATAGGCGAACTTAGTACATCAAACAGTATCAAGAATAGGTCGACAGCTAGATCCACAATATGGTCTATGTTTAACCATTTGCGAAACCGTTGCCACATTAGTCATTCCGATCTTTCAATATATTTTTCATGACATTAGTTGCTGTGTTAGAAAAGCACCTTGGTGCTATACTATGTATTATTAGAGCAGGCACTAACAGTTGTAACTTTACTGCTGTTTTCAATGCTACTGCCATATGCTCTAAAGGTTTTTGATTGACTGATTCTAAATGCAATTTACATTCTTTACTGAACATTGTCGCCAACCATTTCAAACAACGCAGGACCAAAATTACTTGCGGCCCAACCTAATGCTACGATAGTAATCACTCCATAGATTAACCATTTAATCTTAAAGTCGTCTACAGTCATCTTTAATGCTACTAGCTCGTTACCTAAGATACGAACTGCTATTTCCATTTTACCTGTGTTATCTTCTTTCGACATTTACTTCCCCTGTCCTTTGTATTTCTTATAACTTCTCTTTTTACTCTTATTCATAGAACTAAACTTTGTTCTACTGTGATTGTTTCCTATACTCGTCTTCTTTGGCTGTGTTTCATGTGCTTCAAAGTTTTTGTGTAACTTCATAACCCTCCTTGGTTATACGAGTATTTATTGAAAATTAGTCATAAAAAAAGGCCGCACTAGGCGACCTTAAAGTTAATTCTAAGACTGCTTTACTTAGAACTTAAATTTGATTCCAGCTTGTGGTGACCAATTTTTTGAATCTGTATCATAGTCAACACCTGCTGATAGCTCTGCGCCGTTCCATGCAACAACATACTCACCACCAATGTGTTGTAGTTTGTTAGTGTCATCACCATTAACATATGCTGTAATGCCATTTGATGCTAATGAACCTTCGTAAGCCATTTTTGATGCGTCTGTGTCATATGTCATCATTCCGCCTGCTGTTAACCCAGCTAAGTCTACGCCTGTTAGAGCTCCACCTAATACTGTGTTTTCAGTTGTGCGGTTGTAGTCAGCACTTGCTGTTAACGAACCAACACCTGCATCTAATGTGTATGCACCTTGTAGGTTACTTACTTCAGTTACATCTGTTGTCCAATCAGTTAAGCCTACTGCTACACTTGCGCCACCCATTGTTACTTGTAATGACTCTGTCATAGTTGGTACGTTTAATGTTCCGTCTGCTGTTGTGTTTGCACCTGTTTCTGGTAACAGACCATTGCTATCGCCAAATGCTAATGCTACTGCACCTGCTGTTGTTCCAACAGTCCAAGTGTCTAATTTTAGTGAATCGCCGTCGGTTGCTTTGAAATCTAAATCAACTGTTGCAAGATCGCCTGCATCAATATCAAGTTCAACACCCATTGTTCCGGCTGTTTTGTTTGCCGCTGTCTCTGCAAAGTCAAGTGATACTGCACCTGAAATTATTGGAGTAGGCGCTACTACCGCTACTGTTTCGTCTGCGGTCGCTAATGTCGCTGATGAAAGCGCCAAAGTCGCCACTGCGACTGTGATTAAAGTCTTTTTCATTTTTGATTTTCCTCGTTTATATGAAGTGTAGTTCTCTTTGTCTACAATGTATAGTTATCTACTCATTAGATAATTTGTGCGTGTTCTGGCACGATGTATTTATAATGTATAGGTGTTAAGTTAAAGTGCGACTTTTCTGTTGCTAGGTAAGTCGCCAACCCCGAGTGATTATGCCGCTAGGGCAAAATCCTCATTGACAGCGAAGTCATTAAGTGCACCGAAGTTCACGAAAGTAAATTCGCCGTTGTTTATAGTTGCTTTTGCAATTATAAGGTTCGTTCGCGTTAACCGAGCTTACATCCGGGCAACTCCACAACATCTATTAACTACCAGTCGATCCTATTTCGACCCCATCATAAGCACACTCGGTAAATGTGTTTATGGTGGAGTCGCCGGGTACCGCCCCCGGGTCCTGTATAGCGTTTGAATTGCTTCAACGTTACGTATATATTTATACAGTCTTTTTAGATAGATGTCAAGAGAAGAATGTAAGAAAGATAACAAGTATAATGTAATATTTGATCTATTGCCTGTGTTATCCAATAACTATTATCTGCCGGGGTCCATTTGAATTTTTTAATTATTTTTGTTTTAAAATAATCGATAGTAAAATGAAGTACGTAATCTAGTAATGCTATTGATATAGATATAACAACATTATTAGTTAATAGAGCTATAACTATAAAGGTAAGTGCGGCGTGATCTGCCGCATGAATATATCCCTTAGGACTTTTAAGGTCACTTTTATCTCCGGGAGTCTTTCGTAAAGATTGCATTGCCAAGTCAGCAATAGCATGTTTAACGAATAGTCCATATAGAATTATTAAACCTTCCATACGCTGGACTATCCTTTACTGTTCTGGTGTGTGAATGATTGCTATATCAATTGCTACAGGCTTGCCATTGTGGTCGTCAAGTTCATAGTCGATAACCATGCCTTCAACTACCTTCTTTACGCCTGCTTTACGAAACTCTGAAATGTGTACAAACAAGTCTGCTTGTCCTTCTTCACGTGATATGAAACCATATCCTTTTACGTGATTGTACCATTTTAATTTGCCCTGCTTCATGTCTTGCCCTTCTTAAAGTATACAGGGCGTAGAAACAATTCCCACGCCCTATACAGTATTTATTACATATTATTTTTTTTATCTTGGATTTCAGCTCGCTTTGCTTTTGCAAGTTTACCCATTTCGCCTAGAGCTTTTCTTGCTCTAGCCGCGGCCGCTTTAGTACCGCCTTCAAATTTTTCGTTCTCTGCTAGGTACGATTCGTACTGTGCAACGATTTGTTCATGTATTGTTGACATCTTTATCTCCTTTTAGTTAATCTTTATGCCGGTTGTTGATTCAATGTATTGGTCTGCCATTCCTTTTTCAGTCTTAGCAATAAACACAATAGTTGATAGATTGATATCTAGTTCGCTATCGCGTCCAACAGTAAAGGTAAATGGCACCATGCCAATTCCGTCTTTAGTCATAGTAAGAGCCATAGGCTTCTTAACTTTCATTGAATCTATTTCTTTTTTAATCAAGCGAGCAATTACTTCTTCACCTGCTACAGTTTTAAAACTAATTGTATCACCTTCTTTATAACTTACTTCTAATAACATATTTTATCCTAAACTTTCGCCTGTTCCGTTCCAACCAGTATTTTCGATATAGGAAACTAATGCTTCGTAGCCTCCAATATGTTCACTACCAATAAAAACTTGTGGAGCAGTTCTTGGTGCTGGTAAACCCTTTTCTTCAAAGAGTGTCATAAGTTCGCTTGGCTGTATATCTGTACCAAGTGTTAGCGTCCTATATTTGATCTCCATCTTATCAAATAAAGCCTTTGCTTTTACGCAAGAAGGACAATGAGGCTTGCTATAAATTACTACATCTTGCAGTGTCATAGACTGAATCCTTTCAGTGAATCCTTATCTACATCTTGTTTGATACCGCCGATGATATACGACTCTACTTCAGTCTCTTGTGGAGCCACTTGTAATCCTGACGAACTCAACCAATGTTGTGTCCAAGGTAGTGGGTTAGTATTAAGCGGACGATCATAAATGGGTTTGTAACCTAATGCTTTAAGCCTACGGTTAGCAATATATTCTACATAGTGATACAACAGTTCTTCGTTAAGTCCGATGATAGCACCGTCCTTAAACAAATAGTCTGCCCACGCTTTTTCTTCGTTAACGCATTCACGCCACATGTCTAATACTTCTTCTTCACACTCTTTAGCAATATCAGCAAACTCTTTATCGTCAAGTCCTTTGATCCAATTCTTAAGAATAGAAGTTGATAGGTTCAAATGTGTTGCTTCGTCTCTTGCAATCAACGAAATAATTTTTGCACTGCCTTCCATAACTTTGGATTCAGCAAAGGCAAATGTGCAAGCAAAGGAAACGTAGAAACGTAGTCCTTCAAGAATGTTAACATTGTGCATTGCTAAAAATAGTTTCTTCTTAACATCACGCATGTTACCTTCTTTACGATGGATGTAAGCATCCGCCGCTTCTGTAAATGCATCGTAGTTTTTAGTAACTGCGGTAGCACGTTTTAGAATTTCTTTATCATCTAAGATTGTATCAAAAACTTCAGTAGGATCTGCATAAACGTTCTTCATAATATGTGTATATGAACGTGAATGAATAGTTTCAAAGAAGTCCCAAGTAACAATACAACCTTCTAGTTCAGGTAGTGATACGTGTGGCAAAAAAGCCAAACTAGGACCACGTCCTTGTACACTATCAAGTAATGTTTGATACTTTAAGTTACTAGTAAAAATATGTTTCTGTTCTGGTCTAAAGTCAGCAAAGTCTGCTCTGTCTTTTTGCAAACTGACTTCCTCTGGTCTCCAAAAATATCCTAGCATAGTTTGATTCAATTTGTCAAACTCTGGGAACTTAAACACATCATAACGCTGTGTGTTTTGATCAGGTCCAAAGAACATTGTGCTCTTGGTAAAGTCTACCTTCTCTTGATTAAATACTGTTTTTGCCATCTCTTTTCCTTTATCTCATAACTCTACTATAATAACATCATTGTATCAGCGTGTCAACCTTTAAATTGCACATGCCTCACAATGTTCTTCATACTCTTCGTCTGATCCTGTGAATTCATCTCTAGCCACCGGTTGTTGTTTTGCATCATCAAATGCTATTTCACCGTCTGTCTTATAATCATAAGTGTTTTGGTAGTATGATGTCTTCCATCCATACTTATACGTGTTTAACAAATCACCTATCATAACACTCATTGGCACTTCATTATTGTCAAAGTGTGTTGGATTGTAACTCCAGTTACCACTAATTGCTTGATCAAAGAACTTCTGCATTACTGCTACAATATTAATATAACCTTCGTTACTTGGCATATCCCATAACAATGTGTAGTGTTGCTTTAATGTAGTATACTGTGGAACAACCTGCTTAAGAGGCCCTTTTTTGCTTTTCTTAACGGACAAGTAACCTCTAGGTGGTTCGATTCCGTTTGTTGCGTTCGACACAACGGAACTGCTCTCTGAAGGCATTTGTGCGGACAATGTGCTGTGCCTAAGGCCGTGCTGTTGTATGTCTGTGCGTAAAGTATCCCAATCATATTTTAATTTAAAGTCTCCTAACTCATCAACTTCTTTTTTGTAAGTATCGATTGGCAGTATGCCATCACTATATTTAGTTTGTGCAAAGTAATCACATGCTCCACGTTCTTTTGCAAGTTTGTTTGATGCTTTTAACAAATAGTATTGAAAGGCCTCTGTCAAATCATGTACTTTCTTCCAAGCTCTTTTATGATTATATGCTAATTGATTTTTAGCAAGATAGTGTGCAAGTCCAATATAGCCTATACCTAAACTACGTCTTGCTTTAGTTGACTTCTCAGCCGCCTTAATAGGATACTTTTGATAATCAATAATTTCTTCTAATGCTCTTACTGCTAGTTCACATAATTCTTCTAAGTCATCTAAGTCTTTGATAGTACCTACGTTAATAGCACTTAGGATACACAATGCAATTTCACCTTCTTCATCATCAATATGATTAAGTGGCTTAGTAGGCAATGTAATCTCTTGACATAAGTTACTCATATATACTTTGTCTTTGAATGAGCTGTGTGTATTACAGTGATCAACATTCATAATATAGATACGTCCTGTTTCAGCACGTTCTTTAATTAATGCACTAAACAATTCCATAGCAGGAATAGTTTTCTTTTTAATACTTGTAGCACGTTCATACTTTTCATATAGCTCTTGGAATTCCACAGGGTCGCCAAAGTATGCTTCATACAATCCTGGCACATCGTGTGGCGAGAAAAGAGTAATGTTGCCACTGGTCAACAATCTTTCATACATAGTTTTATTAAGCTGAATAGAATAATCTAACTTACGTACACGATTGTCTTCTGTACCTTTGTTGTTCTTTAGCACAAGGATGTCTTCAATCTCTTGATGCCAAAAAGGAAAATGTGTTGTAGCACTTCCGCCACGTACACCATTCTGTGTACAACAACGTACAGTTGCTTCAAACTTTTTAAGGAACGGAACTACACCTGTGTGTGCAACTTCTCCTCCTCTGATTTTGCTGTTGACTCCTCTGATACGTCCTGCGTTAATACCGATACCAGCTCTTTGAGCTGTGTATCTACCGATGGACATGTCTGACGCAAAGATCGAATCGAGCGTGTCGTCACTGTCAACAAGCACACAAGAGGCAAACTGCCTAACTGGAGTACGCACTCCGGCCATGACCGGCGTTGGGATATTGATTTTAAAAAGTGAGGTCGAGTCATAGTATCTCCTTACATAATGTAACCTATCTTCTTTTGGATAGTTGGCAAAGAGTGTTGCCGCAATCATCATGTACATGTGTTGTGGAGTTTCAAATAACTCTCCGCTTGATCTATCTTGGACAAGATATTTGTCCACTACCTGACGCAGACCTGCGTAGGTAAAGTTCTCATCACGCTTGTGATGAATATATGAATCTAATTTTGTAAACTCGTCATCAGTGTAACTGTCTAGTATAGCACTATCATATACACTACGTCCAATATTTTTATTAATCATTTCTTTCAAAGTAATTTTTTCAAAGCCACCATACACATCTTTATACACACCGTACAACAATAAACGTGCCGCCGCATATTGATAATTTGGATTCTCCAACGAGATTAGATCATTAGCTGATCTAACTAACAAGTCTTGTATTGACTGTGTTGACATATTATCTGCAAATTGGATACCTGCATTCATTTGAATAAGACTACTGCTTACACCCGCAAGCCCTTCACATGCAAAATTTACTACTTTATGGATTTTTTGGATATCCAACGGCATTGTTTCACCGTTGCGTTTTAGAATATTTAGGTTTGCTTTCATCTTACTTCACTTCCTCTTTGTTAAAAAATATTTAGTGTAACGGAGGCAGTTGGATCACCTTTTGTGATACAATGCTTTGCGGTATTGAGTTGCTTGATGATACTTCTTCGTTATATCCTAAAACAATACTTCCGTCCAAATACACTAGGTACATGTTTACTTCTTTTTCAATGTCCTTACTGATATGTATCTCTACTTTTGCTTGGCTAAACCTATCAGTTAACTGTAACGTATAGGCGCATAATAGTGCAATTTCATACTCAGTAAAAGACTTGTTTTCAATCAAGTGCCACGGAAGTGCCACACTCTCAGGATCCCATGGATTCTGTTTGCGATTACTTCTTGGTAGACTCTGAATAAAATCATTAAGTACTCGAAAAGGTTCATAGGCTGATTCTAAGTCTTCCCTTAGTTCCTTCCAGACTCGTACTTTGTCTTCAAATTTTAATTCATGCATTAACTTCGAACTTTGATTTTGTAGTTAAACTCACCTTGATCATTTGTAATAGAGTTTAACATAGAAACTATGACTGTGTCAACCCCTAAATTGCCATCTGTGTTAACAGTTGCGGCAGTAAAGGTTAATGCATTTTCGTAGTTACTATCACCTTGATAATTATATTCATCTTCAAATAATAATGTATTTGTACTAACATCTAACATGATAGTCATTTTACCACTGCGTTGTGCATTTGCTACTGAACTTGAATAGTCATATTCTATTGTATAAGTTCGACTGTAGTCACCTGGGAGTCTAAAGAAGTAAGTGGACGATGATGCCTCTTGGACTTCTAGACTATTAAGGCCGCCAAGTGTAGCGTTTACTTTGCCTTTAATTTCTGATACGTATTTGTATGTTGAAATATATGTTTGGTTATATCCTAAGTCGGCTGTTCTAGCAAAGAAGTCTTCTATACTAGAGTTTCCTGCTTTAGCAAAATCAATTACACTGTATTGTGCATTACCTTCGTTGCCACCGACATTACCTACACCTTCAAAAGTATTGTGTGTACTTGTATTGTTTGTTCCTTGTGTAATTATAATAGCTTCTTTGTCAATATTAGAAAACTGTGAATGACTTATAGAATTCTTACAAGGAGCAGTTGTTTGTCCTTGTGCACCTAATGCTGTACCTTCTCCAAATACTACACCATATCCTAAAGTTTCAAAATGACTGCAATGCCAATGATTACCATAAACGTCATCATCACTAGCAACACCAACACCTAATCCCATAAAGTGAATATGATCAAACTTGTTATCTTGTGTTCCTACTAATGCACTTAATGATTCTAATTCTATACCTGCGTTAGCTGTATTGATCGTTGTTCCTGTTGTCCATGGGCCTACAATTTTAATTTCTTTAAAGTTACTCATCTTACAACTTTGTAATTTAATTGCAGGTTGTGCAGTTGCTACAGTTGCAATAGTAAATCCTTCTAAATGGATATTATTTGCTTGGTTTAATGTTGTACTAGTACTGTCATTGGCATAGTTGTCTGGCGTACTTGAACTGTTTACTGTTTGAAACACTGGCACATTACCAGTCATATTAAATTTAGTCTTATCTCTGCCATCACCGTATATTGTTGTATAAGGTGGTAGGTAAATTGTTGCTGAAACTTTGTATATTCCTGCAGGAATATATAATTTTACACGACTTTGTTCTGTACCTTTAGTTGAACTATTAATATATAGTTGATCAATTGCTCTTTGTATAGCAACAGTTTCGTCAGTTGCTCCATCACCTGTAGCACCAAATGATTTGATGTTAACAATTTCATCTAGTCTAGATTGTAATGTTCTTTTAATAGGAGAAGTAGTACTTGGACCTGTTTGTACTGTTACGCCATTTAAGTATGTATATGTATTTGCTAGTGTGAATAGGTCATCATGCTCTGTGATAATCTTTGTGTTACCCACTGCTGGTGAACCTTCTGCAACACTTCCGTTACCAATATATAATGCACGATTGTCTACTGCCCAGCCAAATTCTCCTCCAGCTAATTGTGGAATACCATTTGTGCCCTTACCACGTCTAACTTGGATTCTTGAAATTTGTACGACTGCCATTATATGCTCCTTATTTTATATATTTATCCATGTTTGTCGTAATACTGATACACTCGATCCCACCATTTTTGTTCCCACTTGTCAAACTCGTCTGGCCATACGTCAAACTGTTGATACTGTAGGTCTCTTGAACACATAAAGATATGTCCTTCACGTATGTTGGTGCCAAATACTTCGTTGTGAGCGAGAGCATAGGCTGTGAGCTGTAAATAGTAGTCTTCAACCCATTCTGCTTTCTTAGGCTTGTTTGTTTGTTTAAAGTCCATAATAGCAGGCTGTCCTTTGTACTGTCCAACTAAGTCAGTTGTACCTGCATATATTTTAGGATGGTATAGATTAATCTCTGATCCCCATATCTCATCAACATCGCCCATTGCATTGTCACGAACTTGTTCAGCCATTCGATGAGCTTGTTGTGCATAAGGGTTTGATCCTGGAGTAGGCCATTCACCAAACTCAATATAGTCTTCAAGATACTTGTGCATACGTGTACCAACACTGGCCGCTTCTGTTACAATCTCTTGTGCTTTTGCTTCGCCTACTCTCTTACGCCAAGCAATTAAATGGCTCTTATCCTTTGTTTTATCAAGGATTGTTGTAACACTTGCGACTGCATTGCCGTCTGGACATGCGTATAAACGCTTGCCATCTATCTGTTTACGTTTGATTTCTTTATAGTCGTATCTCTCTGTAATTAAACTCATTAGTTCTCCGTATAGTATACTGCTTCTAGCTTTATTGGATTGTTACCTGTTGCATGACCTGCAACTCTTGTAGAACAATCTCCGCCTATTCCTTTTAGTAAAGCTCTTTCTAATTGTGCTTGTTCGTATGTTAGTTTATGATTTGCTTTACTAACAATTTCGTTTGTTATTACATCATCTTTGCGTGTTTGTAGTGCAATAATGCCTTGTCCAACTGCTGGCACCATGCTAGTCAAACGTTCGTAATCTCTTTTAATACCTAGTGCGTCTAATCCTGCTTCTGCAAGTACAATAGCATCATACTCACCTGCGTCTAACTTTGCAAGTCTTGTATCAATGTTACCACGTATAGGTTTAATTTGTACATTAACTCCAGAGTATAGTTGTTCTAGTTGTGCTTTACGTCTTGGACTGCTTGTACCTATTACAAAGCCATCAAACACTTTACCTATCAATACATCGTGAGGCCTGTTGCGTTCTAATACTGCACAAATATGTAAGTCAGGATGTTCTACATCGCCTGGCATGTCTTTTAAACTGTGTACACCAACGTCAATCAGCCCATACTTTAATCCGTATTCAATAGCATTACAAAATACACCTTTGCCGCCAATCTCATGTATAGGAGTATCAGGATTAAGATCTCCATCTGTTTGTATTACTTCAATGGTTCCTTGCCCTATTGCTTTTATAGCCTTGTCAGCATATGCTAACGCTAACTTACTACCACGCACACCTACTCTAATCAATGTCAAAATCCCATACTAAACAACGTCTGTTATCTTCAGTTGGGTAAGCACCATGCCATACCCTATCGTCCATAACAACTACTCTACCTGGAGTAGGATGGAACTTGTGATCATATGTATAACCAAATTGGTTTTGCATAATAGTATACATACAACCGTTAAACTGATTTGTCTTTGTAGGAGTTATATGATCAAACAGCATTACACTAGATGCAAAACGTTTGTTCTGTTGAGTCATTCTATCTATTGAATGAAAGTGTCCTGCTTGCCAACCTCCTGGAAAGTAATTAATAGTCCAGGCTTTTGATTCCTGTCCTTCAGTACGTTCTGCTATATGTGTAACAGGAAGGTCAACTTGTTTAAAACAGTCAAGTAACCAAGTTTTGTAAGTAGTTCGTTGTTTGTTCCATTCATCATATTCTAAAGGTTTCTGTATGCCGTTAACTGTGCAAGTACCTTTGGAGATATCTGAAGAGGTAAAGTCAAACAAACTTTCCATTTCTTGGTAGTGTGGATAAATTGCACTTACGACCCAATGTTGATTCTGGGTCATATACAATTCTATATCGTTAACTTTCTTTAAAAGACTCATTCTTAACTCCTATTATACATATTATATAACAAAAGTTACAAGAAGTCAAGTGTTTTTTTGGATTTATTTCATTGCGTTGGCTGTAGCTCTTCCAGCCATATTATCTACAGTTTTGTCTTCTGGCTCTGCTTGAGGTTCTTCGCCGCCAGCTAATACTAACCCAGCTTCATCAAAACTATTAACTAAGTTTTGTAAACGCTGATCGCTGTTGTATGCAACGACGAAGCTCTCTCTATTGTATTGTTCTGCGCCTGCATTGGCAAGATACTTATTAAGGTCGTCCCAACCAATTCTAGTTGCGCCTTCTTGAGCTTTTAGATGTATTACTTGTGATAACTTATCGGATACTGTTTCAGATAATGAGTTTAGTCTTTTTTTTTCGAATCTGCTAGTAGCAACCCTAAACGCTTTGAAAGCTGTATGCTTTCTCGCTTGCCGCGATCGTCTGCTTCATCTCCGCCTGCTGATGCGTCTGCCGCCGCAAACTCATCATCGCCTTCAGGGGCGTCTGCTTCCATATCTGCATCAACGGTTGGCTCCATGTCCATATCGTCATCTGCAGGTACTTCGTCGCCCATTGTGTCAGGTGCACCTTCGCCTGTTAAAATAGCTACGCCACTTGTAAGGGAATCTCGTGTGCTTTCCAATGATGTAAATAGTGAGCCTAATGCTGGTTTGACTGTGTTAATAAATGTTTCACTTTGGTCAATACCCATTTCGTCTCTAATCTTATCGCCTAATTCTAACATGCTTTCTGTTTGCATTTCTGCTGTGTCTTCCATCCAGCCTGTGATTCTGTCTACCATGTCCTTTGCGGCCATTACTAATGTTGCTTGTTCTTCTGCGCCTTCTTTGACTACAGTTCCTTCTTTATCAATACTATCTTTAATTACTACATGTGTATTTTTGCCGCCGGTATTACCTTTGCCACTATTTGTATATACTTTACCACCATGTTTTTCTGCATGTGCTTGAGCAGACGCTTTGTCATCAAAATATTCGTATTTGCCTTCGTGTACTACTGATTCTTTCTTAGCATCTTTTGCCGCGCCGTCCATTGGCTCTTTTGTATTTCCATCTTTGTCTAAATCTAAGAAGTCTGGCTTCTTACCTTTGCCTGCTTTTTTATCTTTTGATTTGCCTTTGCCTTTTTTACCATCCATCATTTTTTTGAAGGCGGCTTTTTGTGCTGGGCTTTGTTTTTTCTTTTCTTCGATTGCTTCACGCTCTGCTATTGCTGTGTTCAGAAGTTCAAGGAACAATTTATTCTTCTGATATGTTTCGCTAGTGTGAACTGCATCAAAACTTTCGTTAGTTTCAACTTGTGATAAAGTTGTTCTAAGTCTGTTGCGAGCATCTTCTAATTGCTCTGTGGTAAATTTATCTACATTGATTGTTTTACCATATTTTTTAGCCAAGTTCTCGTTAAGTGATTTCACTGTAACTGGCTTTGAAAATTCGTTAATAAGCATGTTATTGTTCCTTTGTCATTATGTATTTATTTATCAAAGATATAACTTTCTATCTGGGCAAGTGAGCTCCAGGCTCGATCCGTTGCAATGTCAAATTTAACCTCTGATGCTTCTATCCTCTGTATATCCTTGCTAATTTGTATAGCTCGTTTTGCAAATAGTGCGTCCATATAGTGTTTAGATACTGTATCATCTAATTTTATGATATCTCTAATACTATTACTAGGACCATGCTCTGCTGTTGTCTTTGCAATAGCAAGTGCCGCGGCCTTAGTGAACGTAGTAACTACGTGCTTATTAGTACTTATGTCAAAGATACGATAACCGTTCGCATGTTTTCGTATAACTATGTTCTTAACACGTATACTATTGCCTTTTTCATACGGAATTGGTAACGCGGATAGTCCGTGTACTACAATTTCTTCTAGTTCTTTGGCTAATTCTTTGTCAAAACTCATTCGCTACGACCATTACAGTTCCATCTTGTATTAGTTTACTTACTAATGCTTTGCGTATCAGACCCTCAATTACGAATCTGTCCCTCTCTGAATAACTGTCTAATGATCTAACATGATTACACTTTTTCAACGTTGCCCGTTCTTCGTTTGTGCATTGAATAGTAAATTCATGTATAAGTTCGTTTATTTTCATTTTATACTAGCAATCTGTTGTTTCAACTGTGTTGTAGTATCTTTATGACTTTTTTCTTGTGCTTTTAATTGTGCTTGTAAAGTTTTCTTTTGCTGTTGCATAACTTTTGGATCTTGCATTGCTACATCGTCTACTGCTTGTCCATTATCTATGCCGCCTTGACTGCCACCTTTTAATTTGTTTACAGCATCTTTGCCCATCTGTACTGTATTCTTAACAGCATTAACACCTTTCTTAACAACATTGGCTCCTGTCTTAACAGCATTAACACCTGCCCTTGCACCTTGGCCTATCATCTTAGCACCTTTGATAGCTCCCATGCCAACAGTTCTTGCTCCAGCAACTAAAGCTGGTAGTACCTCGTCTAATTGCTCTTCGGTTAGATGAGGATACATTTCTCTTGCTTTTTGTCTTTCGTCTATTTGAAATTGTTTAAATCTCATTTGCTAATCCTTTTACGTTTTGCTGTTGAACGTCTTGTTGGTTTCATTCTAGTTTTGTTTAATCTTGCAATACGTTTTGATTGAGCTCCCATTCTTTTTTGGAACTTAGTCTTAATACCAATTAATGGAGACTTTCTAGCTCTAGTCTTTTTCATTGTAAGTTTGGATTTGATATTAATTGGAGCATTACATGTTGTAGCTTTAGCAACAATACGTCCTTTACGTGAGCCACTAGTACAACGATACTTACGTGTTACTTTACCTTTGCTTCTTCCAAAAGTAGTAACAGCTCCTTCAATGATAATATCTGAAATAATCATCTTCTCTTATTCAATCTTTTTAATGCAATTGAAGCTGGATTTGTACGCTTAGTTCTCTTAGCCTTACGTGCCATTCTTGCACCAAGCCTAGCTCGTGTACGCTTCATTGATAGTTTCTTTTTAATATTAGGTGCGGCAAAACATTGTGCTATCTTAGAGACAATACGACCTGTTCGTATGCCACTGGCACAACGATATTTTCTAACTACTTTTTTGCCTGTTCTTCCCCATATTTGCTTTTCGCTTAGGTCAGAAGATACGATCTCTGTTATTAACATAACAGTATTTATATAATTTAATTATGAAAAGTTAATAAGAAGAACTACTATAGTACTCAGTAGTCCTGCAACGATAGTGCCAGTTGCACCAATAATCACTTTAGTTAGTGACTTGTTACCGTGTGTAATGTCTGCATGGATATGCTCAACTTTAGCTTCAATTTTATCTAAACGTGTTTCAAGATTGATATATCTTTGTTCGCACATATCAACATGTGCTTCTAGGTTTTCACGTTCTAAACTAGTGGCTTTAGTTTTTGCCATATTATATTCTCCATTCATCCCTTGCTCAAAGGGTATTAGTAAACTCTAAGTTAGCCTAATTAAGTTGTTTCTCTGCCTTGAATATAATGTTTTTAGCCTTTGGTGTTGTTCTAAACACATTATTATTTAGCTGAATTGTTTCATTTAGTTCACCTATAACAGGAACTAAATTAAAATCTTCTTCAAGGGCTTCAGTGGGTGGAAAGTATTGATACTCGTCTGTTGTACACTCAACTTCCCATACTCTATGCTTGCCGGTATAGTCAGTACCAAAGCCTAACTTCTTAAACTCTGCGGCAGTGTAGTCTGTAGCAACAGGTGCTTCACAGTATACGTTTGTCCTAAGCATCATAGTCTGTACAAACGTCATCCAATTAGCCTGTTGTCCAATAGCAGTTCTATCTGTACTATTGTTCCTACGTTGCTTTGTCTCGCTAATATCTATTAGTGAATATACTTTCATATAACTACTTATCGGTCATAAAAAAAGGGTGCCGTAAAAACGACACCCTTTAAGTTTCTATTAGCTATCCTAGCTAATTAGTTATTCACTAATTACGCTGTGTGTGGATATACTTCAATAAAGTCTGCTAATACTGACATTGTGATACCAGTTGAACCTGTACCAAAGTTTGAAGCGGCTGTTGCTACTCCTGTACCTTGAATTGCAACTTGTACGTTATCAGTTGTTCCACTTGTGAATACACCTGATTCTGTAAGTGGAGCAACGCCTGCGATTGTGTGTGCATCGTTTGTTCCAGCTACGTCACCTGCTGATAGGTATTGTAAAGCCGCTTTAAGTTCTGCTTCTGTCATGTTTGTTTTTGCTAAGTTTAAGATTCTAGTTCTTCCGCCTAGACCATTTGATGTTCCAGCTTTTCCGCCGTTACCTTGTGCTTGTCCTGCCATTTTATTCTCCTATGTTTTCTCTAATGACCAATTTCGCTACTCTGCGAAGTTGTTATAAGTATTTACCAATTAGTGAAAAAACACCCTATTTACGGCTATTTTTAGCTCGATTTTCTAAAGCTCTTAGGGCTTGTACGTAACCTGCACCGCCTTTTGCTATATTATCTAGTATAATAATAGCTGGAATGTATGCTTGGAGTATGTTTGCAGGTATACTCTTACCATCTTTAGCAAGTTCTAAAAATTTCTTTGTTAGCATTAAATTCTTAGATCCTACTAGTCGTAAGTAACCTGCCATGTCTTGACTTGTTACTGCAATATCCGGAATACTTACTTTTGGTTCTGGATCGCTTACTTTGTATACTTCAAGATCTCTTTCTGCTGAAAGTTCTTCTAAGTATTGAATGATGTCACTGTTTCTTAACTTAGCACGAGCCGCAAGTAATAATCTTGTAACCAACTGCTTTTTACTATTTGAAGATAGAGATGAGAAACTAAAAACATTTCTCCTAACAGCTTTATAATCACTGTTAGTAATCTTTAGAGCAGATTCAATATTAATAAAAGTTTGTTGGTCTTGTTGTGCATTACCTGCACCACCCATTTTTAGTTTAGAAACATATCTATTAAAAGCCATTAACGGAAACTGTGTGCTTCTACGCATTATACTTGCCGCGCCTGGGTCTTTTAATTTATCTAGTGCATCTTTGTCACCTACAATAAAGTAGATGAAGTTGTATAAGTCAGTACTTGACATTCTAAAATGATTGTAGTTGTCATGCCCTGATGTCTTCTTAGCATACCCATGTGCATATGCCGCAGTGTTTGGAAACTTTCTAAGAACTTCCAGTATAAGCATAGTTAGATATGCTCGCTCGCAACAGTCTGTGTAGGTAAGTGTCTTTAATGCACCACCTTGTCTAGTCAGTCTAGCTTCGTGAAGTTCTTTAATGAAATCCATTGTTACTTTCTAAATTGGTCTAATACTTTCATTACACCATCTGATGAAGAAAAGATTTTAGTAGCCATGTCTCTTGCTTCTAGATCTCTTGGAAACGTAGGTGTAATCCCAAACAATGGATATAAGTCAGAAACAGCATTACCTGCGAACTTGCTTAGATATTTTGCTTCATCTTGTGTTACTGGAATAGTTTTGCCATCGATTGTTTTGATGTCGCCACCGTCTGTACCAAATGCGTAAGACAAATGTCTTGCCTGTGTTGCAACTTGATCAAATCCTTTGCTTAGTCCTGCTTCGTCATCATCAGCACTATCTTTTTTCTTTGCGATAGATCTCATAATGTCATCTTGATTGAACTTACCAAAGTCCGGCTCTGCTTCTAAACTAACTTGTTCGTCTAGGTCTTTCATTTTCATAGTTTTTCTCCTATCTCTCTACTGCTCTATTAGCGGCAGTAAACACTGCTCTGTTAACTAATTTAATATCGCCTTCAGGATGAGCTAACACATACCCTTCGCCGCCTTCTTTACCAGCTGTCTTAGCCTTAACCGCATTTGGGTTTTTATCTAAATCAGCAATAATACTATCTTTAACTTTCATTACACCTGTAATAACTTCAAACAATGATGTCCAAGCATTCATGTTCTGCTTAATGTATTCAATAATCTTTTGTTGTTTACCTTGACTTATTCCTTTTTGTGCTACTAACCATTTAGTAAAATCACGTCCTAAGTTATCAAGTCCAGTATCAACTTTACTATTCATATACTTGTAAATAATTTTAGCAAAGTCTGTCATTTTCATCTGTCTTAATTTGTTTTGATCAAGTAGGCTATCAATATCTTTAGCATCTTTTTTAATGATCTGTTCTAGCCTATCAATTTCTGGGCTATCAATTTGTGCAGGCTGTTCTATTGATACAGGAGGTACAACTAATAAGTCATTACCTTGGAATATCTCTAGGTCTTTGAGTGGGTGTTCACTACCGTCTGGGTCTACCATTCTGTGTACAACTACACCAGCACTTGATTTAGCAATCTTCTTGCCTAAGTCACTTGCAACATCAACAGCATATTCTACAATTTGTGGTTTAAATACAAAGTTCTTTTCTATTACTGGCGGAGTGTTATAATATAACAAGTCGCCTTTGAAGTAACCTCTATAGTCTTTTGGTACTGCTTTTTCAAACACACCAAATGCTTGCGCCATATTATCTGCAAATTGTATTCTATCAGGCTTGTCTTTGTTTACTCCACCACTTCGCATAAGCAGTTCTTGTTTAAGTGCGTCTGGACTAGTTGTTCTACCAACTCCTCCTGATTTAACAAACCCACCTTTATCTGTGAATACAAACTCACCATCGTCATTACGACCAAAAACAACTGCGGGAGATCCGTCCCATTTAAGTGTAACGTTTCCTTGTCCACCTTGTGCCATGTTGCGTAAACTTTGTAACGCTCTCATTGCTCCTTGTGAACCTTGTAGGTAAACTAAGTCTTCAGCATGATCAATTCTTGCGCCTTCTCTAATAATACTTTCATTGTTTTGAGATTCAGTTTTAATAACCCAACCTGATTTGTCCCAGCCCTTGGCAGTATAATCTTTCTTTGAAATTTCTCTTTCATCTTTTGCATTGTTAGGATGAAATATTACGACTGCATTTTTAGGAACTACTTTCCAATTTGCTTTTGTATATTTCTCAACATCGTTTGCCGCAATAGTTTTAAATACTTGTTGGCCTTTAACTCTACCTTTAACAGTAACAGTATTACCTATGATTCTCTGTCCTACCCTTGTGCCTATGTCACTAACTTGACCTAGCGTAGTTTTACGTCCACCAGCATCTTTATAAGTCTTAGCCATACCACCGATACCTTGCGATCCTTTACGTCCAACAGCATAGCCACCTTTGAAAGTATCTAATGCTTTACCTAGAAAATTCTTTTCATCAACTCTTGCTTTAGCCTGTAACATACCTGCTACCATACCACGTGTCTCTGGAATAGGTAATCCTTGCTTTTCAAAGTTTGCGAACGCATCTGCTGTTAATGCTTCGTAGTCTGGACTGTTCTTAATCTTCTTAATTATAGTTTCAACACTATCCATATCAGCACGATTAGAACCTTGTCCCATTAATGCTACTGCAACTTCATCTGGTGCACTAGCAACAAGATCGTTTGTTTCTCTATCAAGTAATCCTTTACCTGGAGACCATTTAAATCCTCTTGCCTTTGCCATACTAGCAATCATAATTGCTCTGTGGGCACCTTTGTATACTGTTCCGTCGCCTGTGCCTTTAAATGCAAACTTCATTGCTTCTGGATTACCAAACATTAAATCTGTTTGTACGTATCCATTGTTAGGGTTTCCGTTGATAGGTGTTTTAAAATGCACACTAATACCTGACTTGGCTACCCATTGCCTAGTAGTATCGTCTGGATGATTTTTCATTTTCCATGCATTAAGTTTATCAAATAATTCTTGCTTGTCTACTTTACTTGCGTCAATAGCAACATCTAAGTCACCACTCGTATCTTTGATACCTGTTGACCCAAGTTTCATATCAGTATGATTTAATCCTGTAATCTTTTCTAACCATGCCAGTGTTGGATCGACATCGTTTCTAGCAATGCGTTGTGTAACAGGTGTACCCTGTTCGTCTTTGAATATGTTTCCACCTTCTTTAAGAATCATTTTTTTTGCTCTCATTAATTTTATATATGCCTCGTTTAAACTTGCGAGCATCCCCACTCTTAATACTGTTAATAAATCTACGTTCAAGCTCTAGTGCTTCGTCTTCTGAATAATGTTCAGATATTTGTTCAAACAAGTTAACTGCACTCTCAACAAGGTTTACCCCTGTAGTTTCGATAAGATGTCCTTTATTTCTATTGAAATTAAGGTTATTCAGTTCTTCAAGTATAGATCTAGTAGCTTTTTTCATTATGTTACATCCTTATAACGTATTTAGTCATGCAAAGCAATAAATATTGTATTAACGGAGGGCGAAGTATGACGATCGAAAAAATGGACTTTAATGCACGTTCCTTATTATTTGCAAAGTTATCAAGTATAGCATATAATAATGTCAAAGAAGCAAAAAGTCAAGCGAAAAAGTTAGGATTCACTACAACTGAATTTTACCAAAAAGATGGAGCACAAGCGTATCGCTTCATGAACAAAACAGATCTAGTAATTGCATGTCGTGGAACTGAACCAACAGAGTTTAACGATATCAGTGCAGACTTAAAAGCATTGCCAGTAATGGCAGAAACGATCTCAAGAGTGCATCAAGGTTTTAAAGCAGAGGTAGACGAACTATGGCCTGCTATAACAGAAGACATCAATCGTAAAGTAAACTTAGGCAAAACACTATGGTTCTGTGGACACTCATTAGGAGCGGCAATGGCAACTATAATGGCCAGCCGTTGTTTACATAATGAAGAACTTAATGATCCGGTTGAACTGTATACATTTGGTTCACCACGTGTGGGTTGGAGAGGATATGTTAAGAGTCTAGGTGTAACACATCATCGTTGGAAGAACAACAATGATATTGTTACTACTGTTCCACTTTGGATTATGGGCTATGTACATCACGGTACAGAACATTATCTAAATGCATACGGCAACTACAGAAAGCCTACAGGTTGGCAACTAGTCAAAGACAAATGGCGTGGTATTTGGATGGGTCTAAAGCAAGGTAAGATAGATAGCTTTGGAGATCATTCAATGACAGAATACATCAAACACATTACACAAATAAAGAGCTAACACTTTCTTCGTTTGTTACACGTCTAATAGCTTCACCAAACAAAGGCGCGACACTAACCTGTCGTGTCTTTTTACAATTCTTAGGACAACGATTAGGAATACTATCTGTGACTACTAATTCGTCAAGCACACTCTTCTCAACCTTTTGACATGCTTCGTTTGATAAGACACCATGTGTGATGTAAGCACGAACACTTGCCGCACCAGCATCCATAATTGCTTTGGCCGCATTACATAGTGTGCCACCTGAGTCTACAATGTCATCTACTAGGATAGCATGTTTACCTTTTACATCTCCTATCAAGTTCATAACTTCGCTCTTGCCTGCTTCTGGTCTACGTTTGTCTACGATAGCAATGTCGCCATTGAACATATCAGCAAACTTCCTAGCACGGACAACACCACCTGCGTCTGGTGATACAAATACTGTGCCTTGTTGATGTACTTCTGGATCGTCTACAATTCCTATTGCACGTTTAATATCTTTTGCAAACACTACACGACTTGTTAAATCATCTACAGGGATATCAAAGAAGCCCTGTATCTGTCCTGCATGTAAATCCATAGTAAGAATTCTATCAGCACCTGATGTTGTAATTAAATTACTGACAAGTTTAGCAGTAATAGGAGTACGTGACGCACTCTTACGGTCCTGCCTAGCATATCCAAAGTAAGGAATAACTGCTGTAATTCTATCAGCACTTGATCTTCGTGCCGCATCAATCATAATCATAAGTTCCATAATGCTGTCATTAACTGGAGTACATGTACTCTGTATAATAAAAACGTCTTCTCCCCGAATGTTCTCTAAGAACTCCACGCTGGACTCTCCGTCCGCAAACGTGGTTACCTTCGCTGGCACTAGTGTTGCAAAACAATGTTCTGCAATCGCTTGTGCTAGGTCTGGATTAGCATTTCCTGTGATAATTTTCATTTTCAAGTTGTAAGCCTTCCTACTTTGTTGTTGAGTTAATGTTATACTTATATAATACACTAACTTGGTTGTTAAGTCAAGAAAAAAGGCAGTGTCGTTGTACACTACCTTTCCAATTTGTTTAGTATCCGTTTGGTACTATAACATAGTGTATCATTAACACTACTCCTACTGATGCACCTAAGCCAATCATCATTTTGAAGAAGTCTTTGGTTACTAATGGAAACACTGTCTTAAACTTTTCCTTGCCTGTCATAGTTGCCATAGCAAGTTCACGTCCACACAGTAAACCTACGAACACCCATGTTGTTGACATAGGTATATCGTTTAGTTCTTTAAAGAACAGTAGTATTAAAAAGTATACACAATCAATAATAGTTGCTGAACGCACATATCTTGTGTTGTGTTTTTCTAGTACAATCTTTTGGATCTTACCACCACCCTCTTTAAACATAAATGCAAGACCTACAACAAACACAAGACTCACTAGGATCATTAGGTCCCATGGTATCTGTCTTGGAAGGAACACAGCAATGTTTGCCATGTCATGACTTAGCCAAGTAAACCACAGGAAGCCTGTTGTTACCCATTGTGCTATTCGCCACGCTTTCTTATGTTCTTCTTTGACAGGCTTTGCTTCGTTTAGTAGTTTAGTAACTCCTATCCAAATAACATATGCCGCAACTGCCGCGACAGCATAGCCCATCATGCTTTTCATAAGCATCTTCTCTAATACAAATGTACTTGCAAAGGCACTTAATACTAAAAAAGAAGTACTAACTGGTACTCCTATTCGTGTAAGTATTAATAATAGTCCTGGTGCCATTGCGTGATACCATTGTATCTCTTGGAATGGAATCTTATTCAAACGTCCGTAACTAATGTCACCTCCGTTCATATACCAACCATACCAAAGTGTATACAGTAGAACAGCCGAAGCCGCTCCCCACATCACTTTCCAATTAAATTTTTCGTTATTACTTGCGATCCATGTACCTAGTGTTTGTACTGAATCATTTGCTATTAC